TTAGCTGGTATTACCGGCTTTAATGAGTTCATTGAGTTGCTGCACCCCAGCATCGTCAACACAGCTAGACTTATAAACAGGACGCTCCACGATCTTTTGCACTTCACGTGTAATTGTTTCGACTTTAGTGGTTTGCTCTGCTTTGACTTGTTCATATTCTGCGCTCACTTTATTGATCTGATTTTGCTTTTCGGCAAGTGCTTTCAAATTCTTGCGCTCAATCTCTTGGATCTGCGATTGACACTTTTGTTCAGCTTCTTTTAACTGACCAGTTTTATAATTGAGTACGGCCAAAGATATGACCAATAAAAAAGCGAGAAACACAATAATGATTTCTCGCCAATATTTAGCAGCAAATACAATCCACATCACTGCGCTCCTATACATTTTGCGTGTCGTTCAAGCTGTCTGGTCCAAACTCCATAGCAGCCGTTAGAACGAATCGAACAATCACGTTTTGCAACGTACTTATATTTAAGCAATGAGTCGCAAGCTGCTTTATATTGACCAGCCTTTAAATGCTTAAGCATTGATGATTTTGCGAATGTTGGCACACCGTACTGATATGAAAAATCAAGGTAAAGGTCATATTCAGTTTGTGATAATTTCACGCCCTTCAATGAATCTTTAAAAGCCACTTCGCGCTTAGCCACATCATTTCGCAACCACTTGTCTGCTGTTGCTCGTGTAATCGGTGGATCCGTCATTTTTACTGGTGAGCCATCTGGCTTGAATGTTGAACCATGGCCCTGTGTTGGCCGATCACCTTTAACTGGAATTACTGGCTTTGATGTAAACCCTTCATCGTTTTTTACGCCCACAAAAAAAGCAGCCGAAGCTGCTAAGAAAGCGGCGACATATTTAGTCTTGTTTGACATCGCATTTACTCTTGTTTTTTAGGCTTTCTAAATAAGCCTTGTGTGCAATTTCATCACGCTTGTTTTTCTTTTTGGCGTAGTACAAGTTCATAAAGAAACCTGCTAGACCAATGATGATACTGACCCAAAAAGCTAAATCGATTGACCCGATCCACGCCGAAACTGCTCCTGCCACACTTCCCCCGTATGTTGCACCCTTACTGGCCGCCAAAGCGGTCGATGTATCTATAATTTGCTGATTGTCTGCCATGCAGCCCCCTAATTTCGGCAATAAAAAGCACCCAATTTAGGGTGCTGTTATTTCTTCATTTCAATCACACTTAATGTTCTTGAAGTAATCATGAAAGTATTGTTAGAACTTATATTCAATGGAATATTAACACCCTCCTGCCTTGCAAAACCTGCTCTAAGTGTATAGGTGACATTGCCCACTGTACTAATATCATCAATAGCAGAGACGATAACTGCAGTACCATTGAAATTGACATTAATATTTCCTGTCTCAATGTTTGCGCCTAGTGAGCCCCTGCCTATTAAAGACCCATTCCTATATATTGAAATGTAGAAAGAGGCCATTGCTCTATCATTCGCGGCAATTGGATTACCTCGTCCGTCACTTACACTAAAAGCGCCAAAAGTAGGTGTGCAAATATTTACTGAAGCATCAATTCTAACTTTTCCACCACTTCTATTTAACGTTACTTGTAAAAGTGTACCTATATGATTTTCCCACGCTGATAGGTGGTTGTTAAAATCATTATTAGGCAACCCACCAGTTGATCCTCCTGAAAAACTATTGATAGTTTTGATATCAATTGCTTTTACACCTATTGGAACTGTTACAGCTTCATCTTTAATTTTTAAAGTATCAATTGCTCCATCTTCAATATTCGCAGTCTTGACTTTAATTGTCCCCAAGTCTGCACTAATAGTACTTAAGTTTTCAGCCCAGATTCGATTCGCATTGATATACCCAAAACTAGCATTATCAACATACAAACCACGCGGAATAACAGTACCATTCGGCAGAGTTACAGGCGTATTCTGTAATGTCATCAAGGGTTTTGGCTCTATTCCATCAATACCCACTGGTGTGCCAAATTGGATGCAATCATAGTTAAAGATGAAAGTTGAAGTAGTTCCATCGTTCATTGAACCATGACCAGAAACATGACCGTTCACGTCAAATTTCATGAACTGTTCCGCGTAAACTCCATCTACACTTTTAGATACTTCTTGAATCGATGCTGTATGTTCACCAACAGTAGTTTGAATAGTATCAACTTTTTCTGCTGTAGCACTTTGAGCATCAGAAACGGTATTTACCTTCTGTTGAACAGTGGCTAAGTTTTCGTTTGCCTGATTTGCTTTATCAAGAGCATCATTTGCAGTTTTTTGAGCTGCATTAGCTGCCGTTGCTGCATCAGTTGCTGCTTTATCTGTTACCACAACCCATGCTGATCCACTCCAACGTTTAGGAGTATTTGCCCCGTCTGTTGTATCAATCCATAGATTTTGGGAAAGACGCTTATCAGCAGCTGGAGCAGAGGATCCAAAAATCACTTCCCCTTTGTTTCCTGCTGCTATCACCGCTGCTTGTGCAGCTTGTTGTGCATTACCTGCTGCTATATTTGCAGATGAAGCAGAAGCTTGAACAATATCAATCCGACTTGCTTGGGAAGACTGACCATCTGTAAGTGTTTTGATCTGACTTTGAACTGTTGCTTTGTTGCTTTCAAACTGAGTTTGAACAGTATCAATACGTTTCCCAAGTGCGCTATCAGCATTTACACGTGCAGTAGATTCAGAAGCAATAGTTGCTTTATTTTCATCTATCTGAGCCTGAGTAATATCAATCCGCTTACTTAGAGCCAAGTCACCTTCAGCTGCTGCTGACTGTAATGACCATGAGCCAGCTTCTGTTGATGAGTTATCTGCTGTTAAAGCAGTGCTATCCGCTGTAAGTGGAGTAACTTTTGCAAATACTCCACTTAATCGCTCGGTATTTGCATTGATCAAATCCCCTTGTTCATCAACGATAGCTTTCACGCTATCCACATAACCAGTTGAAGCCTTGTCACCAAGTTCAGCCTCTACAGACTCAACACGATCAATTGCTGCACTAGATGCATCTGCTGCTGCATTGGCTTGTGATAATGCTGTGGCTGCATTTGCCTTAGCTGTTGCAGCGTCACTACTGGCAGTGCCAGCTGTTGCTTTCGCCTGATTCGCTACAGTAACAGCAGACCCAGCTTGAGATACTGCTGCTTCAGATTTAGTTACAGCAGTAGCACTATTTTCGAGAGCCTGCCCTGTTTTCTCCTCTGTTGTCTTAACCCTTACATCAATCGCATCAACCTTTAAAGCAGTTGCCTCATTGTCTGCGGTATTAATATCAACTCGTTGACTAACTGCTGATAAAACCGCATCGTTACTCGCTTTATAAACATTTAAAGCTTGTACCGTAGCAGCATCACCATTCGCTCTTGCTGTAGCTTCCTGTTGAATTAATGCAGTGTTTTCACCAACTGAAGCTGAAACAGTATCAATGCGCTTACTTAAAGCTAAATCGCCATCAGCATAAGCAGACTGAATTGTCCACGCCCCTGCTTGGTTGCTACCACTATCAGCTGTCCAGTTGTTTTGGTCAGCAGTTAATGGAGTAACTTTTGCATAAACACCATCAAGCTTCTGCGTTTGAGCTTTAACAACGCCATCAAGATCCTCTACATCTGCCTTAACTTCTTCAAGTGCACCAGTTGAAGCCTTATCCTCTAAAGCAGCATTGATTTCATTAATAGATAATGCATTGGCACTAGAAGCAGCAGCAGCAGCTTGCGCTTTACTGATAGCAGTTGCAGCATTGGTTTTTGCAGTTGCAGCATCACTACTAGCGGTATTGGCTGTATTAATAGCACCATCTGCTTTTGAGCTTGCCGATTGTGCTGTTGCTGTTGCTTCCTGTGCCATAGATGACGCTGAACCAGCTTGAGTTACAGCAGTTTCAGCTTTAGAAATTGCTGAAGCACTATTTTCGAGTGCCTGACCAGCTTGATCTGTTGCCGTTTTAACACTGGATCGAAGCCCTTCAATAGATTGTGTGTTCGATTCCGTATCATTAATTACAGCAGATACATCATCTATAACAGAAGCTAAAGCTGCATCATTAGAAGCAATATAACTGTTCAGTGCCTGAACCTGTGCTCCATCGGCATCAGCTAAAGCAATAAGTTTTTGCTGAACAGAAGCATTGTTATTGCCAAAATCTGAACTTAACGTATCAATTCTTTGGCTTAGTGCGCTGTCACCATTGACTCTTGCTAAGGCTTCTTGCTGAATAGCAGCTTGGTTATTTCCCGCCTGAGCATTAACAACATCGATACGTTTACTTAGGGCTAAATCACCTTCAGCAAATGCTGACTGAATTGTCCACGCCCCTGCTTGGTTGCTACCACTATCAGCTGTCCAGTTGTTTTGGTCAGCTGTTAAAGGTGTTACCTGTGCGTAAACACCGTCCAGTTTTGTTGCTGTAGCATGTAAATCATCTGCAACAATATCAACCGATTCTTGAACAGCTGCAATTGATGTGTCCGTGCTTTCTTTATACGTAGTAACAGCATTTAGAATCTGCTGATCACCGTCAGTTCTAGCCTGAATTTCCTGAGTTAAGCCATCACTGACACCTTTAACCGCAGTAATGCGGTCATTTGTTTCTTTTGCAATGGCATCGGAAACTTGCTTAACTTCGCCCTGCCGTGCCAAAGCTTCTTGTGCAATCGCATCTGCACGGGCTTGCGCTTCAGCTGTATCTGCTGCAATTCGATCTCTAATTTCTTGTGTAAGGCTATCGTTTAATCCAGAAACATCACTTACTCTTTGCTGGGTTTCGGCATCGATTGCTGCATTAGCAGAATCAATTTCACCCTCAAGAGCAGTAACTTTGTCAATTAAATTTCCGATATCTCCATCAAGACCTTCAATCGTATCAATTTTATTGATCGTATCTCTTAAGTCCTGATCTAACTGCGTTGCAGAAATTAAGCCATCAAGCGCATCAAGAATATCATTCGCCTGTGCAGTTGAAGTACCACTAACCCAACTAGACCAATCCCCTTTATTGCCGATGCGGTCAACCAACCGTCCACGATACCAAAGTGTCACATTAGCTGCTAAACCTTGCTGCTGTAGTGAAGTCGTTGGATAAGCATAAGAACCCAGAGGCTGAATATTGGCACCATTGGAAGTCGTAGAATACTCAATTTCCGTATATGCAGTGTCTAATGCGCCAGTTGCCGGGAATCCCCATTCCACTTTCATTCCGAACATTGTTCCAACTGCACGGATAAAAGCTAATTTTGGTGGTAGCCCCTGCTTACCAGTCAAAGCAGTCAACACTGAGTATGACGGTAAAGAAGAAATTTCAAATGCTGAAATTGCTGTTACACGCGCCTGATATTGACCAGCGTAAATCCCCGGTACTTCTACAGAGTTATTGCCTGTCAATGGAAGCTTAATCCAGCTTCCGTCGTCTTTACGCCACTCAACCAGATACTTAACCGCTCCACGGGCTTGTGCCCATGACACAATCATTGTGGCAATATTAATACCTTGATCTACTCGGCTTTCACTTGTAATGGTGACGTTTGTAACCGCATCTTGAACAGTAGGATTAACAATTGAAATTGGTGCTTCTTCAAAATGTGCTCCAGTGTCGATTGCATCAAACTTTGAAGGATTGTATTGAAGAGCAGTAATGCTAAATTGATGTTTATCATCTTGAGTAATAGAGATGACCCGAAACTTCATTGTTGCCAAGTCTTGAGCATCTAAAACCCAAATGTTTTGCACAGCAATCGAATTCACATCAAAAGCCGTGGTTACTGTAATAACTCTACCTGCTATTGACTGAACAATACGTGTTTGGGCTTTGCCATTTTCACCATTAATTACAAGTCGGTCGCCAGCTTCTGCAACCACATTATCTCGGTCCAAAGTAATACTTTTACGATCTGCCGAAATAGCAGATACACGACCACCATTTGCACGACCTGCAAATAAAGAGTCAGCAACTTCAATTACTTTCCCCGGCAAGGGAATGTGTCCATCTAGACCAACTTTGAAAGACACTGTACGTGTTTCAAGTTGCTCTGACTTTAAAGCCCAATGACCTGCTCTCTGCGCTTGTCCACGCGAAGTGCATCCCCAAGCATCAATTTCCAAAATACGAACTTGGCCAGCCTCAGCAATCGCCTTTTCATCGCGAACAAACTCATATTCGGTTTTGTAGTGATTAGCTGGGTTATCCCACGCAATTTTTACAACATTATGGCGATCACGCGCACGGGTTCCTGAGTATTCAAAATTGCCATCAATGACATTGGCACGGGTATATGTAAAGTAAGTATCTTGGGGAATATCCGCATCACAAATAATGCTATTTCCATCCCAAAATGTGATGGCACGAAATACGCCTGCAAGCTTTGTAAGAATGCTATAAGCATCTTCAGCACTTTGCTGATAAACATTGCATGTAAATCTCGGTTCCTGCCCACCAAGACCATCTGGAACCATTTGATCGCAATACTGTGCTAAACGATACAATGACCATTTATCAACCATTAATGGAGTTAAGCGGTCGCCCAAAGCATAGCGATCTGCTGTACAGATGTCGTAATAGATCCATGCTGGATTATTTGAGTATGCCTCTTTAAATGTACCGTCCCAAATACCAACGTATTGCCGTGTAACTGAATTATAGTTAGTGGGAACCTTGATAATCCTGCCTTTTGTATCCATTGCCACTTTAGCAACGTCTCCAAAGGTCTCGGCATCATACTGAAGGCCCAATAATGCTGTATTTGGGTAACGTAATTTCGCGTCTATTACTTCAGTGACTGCCTTAACATACATTTTGTCGCTGATATATTCAGACGTTGAATTTGGTGTGATGCGGCGAACACGAACAAGCCAGCCTGAATCGGCTTTGGGTAAGTCGATACGATGTGGACGCTCATAGTTATCAGAAGTTTTATCTGAAATTTTTGCTCTTAATACTTCTGACCATGCACCGCCATCAGTTTGCAAATCCACAGCGTACTCAATTGTATAGCCAGTAACATCACCAGTTGTTGGGTTTTGGTTGCGTAGTGGCCCCCAACGTAATCGTAATCTAACCGCATCAAGATCAAGGTTATTAAAAGAACGTACCCACGGTGTAGATGATTTAAGCTCTACGTCAATCGGGATTTCATTTTCAACGGCAGGGAAACCTTCAATATATTCCTGATCATTAGTACCATTTCTAAAATCAACTTTTACATTTTCAAAATTAAGAGTTCCAGTTGGACCTTCTAGCGGAGTTTCCTCAAGAAAAACGGATTGAAGACCATTTGCCAAGCCTTCAATCGGCCCTTCGGAAATACCGTATAAAATTTTGATGTAGGTTTTAGATTGTGCAGAGTCTGGGGCCACTACGGGCTGTCTAGCTTGTTGGTTGCCTTTTTTTGCGCCTTTTACAATCGCCATATCAAATCTCACGCAATAAAAAAGGCGCTAAAAAGCGCCTGTAAAAGATTAAAAAACTACATCTGATCTTCTGGATACTGACCAGCACTGACAATGAATCCACCTACTTCACGTTGCCCATATAGAATGGGCACAGGGTTGCCTTGTGCTACCGTAGTTACCGCACTGCCAAAGCCTTCATTGGCTCTGTTACCATCTTGGTTTTGATCTTGAGTTGTTGCTACTTTTGGCATAAGCATTGAAGCAACACCACCCATCGCCATACCTGCCCCAGCGCCAATCAATGCAATACCGTAAACTGAAGACGTACCCCCAGTCATTACACCTGCAACAATCAGAACTACTCCAAGCACTAACTGCAAGACTCCACCATTACCCCCTGCCCCCATTACACGCGGGACGATATGAATAGTTTCTGCTTCAGTATTCATATCAAGCTGTTCTTCACCAATATTTTCACCAGTGATTAGACGCTTAGTTTCATGATCATAAATTGCTGGGCGTTTCTTGCCCCGCTTATTACTTGTATTTTTACTCTTAAGAAAAATTGCAAATGCTAAGCCTTGCTTATGAGCAGTCAACATATATTGCTCAAAACCTGCAATCTGAACCGATAAAGCCCGCATAGCTTCGCGCGTATTGGCAACATCGAGCTTAAATTCACGACCGAACTTTTGCCCCAAGATGCCGTACAACTTAATTGTTTTTAACATCTCTATGCCTCAAGATTTTTACCGTACGATCTTTCCATTGCTGGCCGTAAACTTCACGTACAGACTTTCGATTATACGGATGATGCAGAATTAAGCTTGAACCTATGCATTGTTCTGTTTGTTCAGATTTAAGCTGTCCATTATCGCCTAGCCAAACAACCGCATGATTGGGATGTTCAGTACGCCCAACACGGCAAACAAGCATATCGCCATATCGTGGTGTATCTACTTCATAGAAGCCTGCTTTTTCATAATTTTCAAGGTAAAGTGAAGAATGATCTTTATCTTCCCACCATGCATCATCCCGCTTAAAATCCATCAGTTCTACGCCCAATTCACGACTATAAAAATCACGTACAAGCGCATAGCAATCTTGCCAGCCATGAAAATAATTACGCCCCACTAAAGGGGCGCGATAACCACAAGGTTCATAAACTTGAAAATCCAGATCCGGATATGAACAAATTACCCACGGCTTTTGATGTAACTCAATCTGAATTAAGTCTAGTTCTGAGGCTCTTGTAGTTCCGTCAGGGTGTGAATGCACATAAGCTAAGATTTCGCCTTGGTCTTCTGCTATAGCTAAATCTTCTGGATGGATTTCAAACTGATCAGACAGAGCTGAAACATTGCGGCAGCGGATATATTCTTTTCCAACAATTACCCCACAGCATTCATGCGGATAGCATTCATCGGCATGGGCCATGATTGCTTTTTTGGTTTTTGCTGTAAGTTTCATAAAACCTCACAATAAACTTGATGCAGGGAACCCGCCAAAAGGTAATGGCTTGTTTTCTCCAAAACGCAAACGGCATGAACGCAAACTCCCACTGCATCGATCTAAAGCTGGATCATTGGTAGGCTCATCTTTATCGGTGAACATTGCCGCTCCGGTATATCCACATTCCTCACCACGGTAATTGCCCATCATGCACCAGTGGCATAACGAGGTAATTTGACGTACAGGAATTTTCAACCCTTCAAAATCAATTGGGTTTGAAAGCTCAAAAGTTACTTGCTGGGCATTTTCAGATGTTTTTTGCTCGATATACCAAAGCTGCTCTTTGAACTCATTTGAAGTAGTTGGATTGCCTGCCGAGAAGTTTTCGGCATCTAAATATTTAGCAAGCGTGGTAATGACTTTAAGTTTAGCCCCGGCAAAGTCTTTAAATTGCAAACAATAGGCAGATACGGCATTTTGAATGCCGTTAATGTTGTTTGCCATTGATAAGGTCGGTGCAGAAGCTTTACCATCCGAACGCATTTCAAGGCCAGAGACCTCAAGCGCCATTGGCTCAAATACTTGACCTTGCCAAATAATATTTCGCATCCATACTTTCTGATCGCCAATATTAAAAACTTTATCGGCCTTGATTGTTGCTGTGTCAGCCTTCCAGCTCGTCAAATCCGCTGAGACATAAATTTTTTCCCAGTCTTCATAAGAAATATGTCCATGGAAACGTAAAATGCCAGCACCTAAGCTGCTGGCATCTAATTCATACAATGTTATAAGGCCGTCTACATAAAGTTTCTGGAAATCACTGTTCAATGTCATCTGGTAGTGTCTCCTCTAATACAATTTCTTCATGCAAGCGAATGTCAATCCAACGACCTTCAGGAATATCTGTTGGTATTTCCAAGTCTGCAACTACAGCAGCAAGTTCAAAATCAAACTTACGTTTGTAAGTCTTGATGGATAGATCACCATTTTCTAAGGTTGAATATTCAACTGCTACTACCGTATTACCGTTGGCATCCTTAGGTACTTCAATGTACCAGCCTTCCTGAGCAAAACCTAATGAGCCTTTCACTAAGTAATCACCAGTACCCAACTTATCGAAAGTGATTGGTTGCCTTTCAGCTTCGTCATTGAGTTCAATATGATCATTAAACAACTTGACAATAGGTGAAGCGGCTTTAATAAAACCATTTCCATCAGTTGTAGTATTTTGTGCAGTCAATAAATTAAACCAATTAGACCAAGTACCACTATTATTAAATCGATACTTCAGTACAGAATATGACGCTGCTTTCCCAAGCTGAAATGAATGGCTTCCATCTGTATATGCACCCATTGAGCGTCGGGTACAGTGTATAAACAAACCATAAGGACCGATACTATTACCAGTATCATTTGTTAAAGTGTCATCTGTTCGAAAAAAACCATTATTAAGAGGAGCAACCATATCAGATGCACGAGACCCTTCAGCCCCCATCCCCCAATCACCGACTCTTAGTGCTCTTCCCGGTGTAGGATCATATTGACTTGTTGTTGATGTGAGTATGGCAGCAGTTCCTAATCCCAAATTCATTCTAGCTGTCTGTGCATTATCAGCTCCTAATCCTCCTTGAGAAATTGATAAAGGGGTTGTGAGTCCCTTAAGCTCACTAATATCACTATTTACACCACTTGCCGCTGCACCTAAGTTAGTTCGTGCACCCGCTGCCGTAGTTGCGCCTGTTCCACCCTTTGCAATTGGTAGAGCTGCGGGGAGTGTATTTGCATTAGTGGTTCCGGTTAGGAAATCATATAGCTCAGAAAAGTTGGCATTCACATACTGGAAAGCTGTTCGAGCTGGTGTTCCTGATCCGTCATTTGCAGCTGAACCAACATTAATAACTTGCTTAGTCATTTTCTTGCTCGCATAAAAAAAGCCCCTAAAAAGGGGCATCAAAGGGGTTTAAATTAAGGGTAAAAAACTTGGGTGAATGTCGTAGAGATTTGCCAAATATCACCACCTAAACAACGGGGTTGATATTCACCTGTTTTAACTCGGACTTCACCGTCTAAAGGTGAATCCCAAAGAAAAGAGTCAGCTCCTTTGTGATCATCAAAGAATGTTTTGATTTGCATAATTTCAGCTTTATAAGCCGTTCTTTGATAAGTCCATTCACCAGCTCGGTTATTGATACCTACAGCAATGTTTTGTTCATAACCGTCACCGAACTTAGAAGACAAAGTATTAAAGCTCTGTGAACCTGAATTACCTTCTAAATCTTGGCACCAAGTGAATTTACGATTACTCATCTTTTTTTGACCACTCAACTTTCATACTTACCGGACTATCTTTAAAACGTTTTTTGCAACTTTCTAAACTAGTCGTGTCATGATCTGGAGCAAATAACACCCCACACCTACTTTCACGAACTGCCCATTCTTTTACATGTTTGTTTAGTAGCTCTGCAACTTTAGAACTCTTAGATTGTTTTTTAAAAATGAGGGTGAATGACAATCCAAAGACGAAACCCGTTGCATATTCAATTAGATTAAAATCAATTAAATTTGCACTTATGTAGAAAACTACAGCAATCAATAAAGCAAGCAGAAAAGTCATAATGTACTTTTTCACTTTTGTACTCCCATTAAAAAACCCACTCAAGAGAGTGGGTTTATTTGGTTTTAAGTGGTTAAACTTGGGTAATTAACGTCTTACAAGATTAAATAAGACACCGCCTTGACGACTTTCACGTCTAGCCCATGCGTCCATTGCATTATTCAGAGATTCAGCAATTTGCTTTTGCCCTTGTGTATTGACGCTTGCGGATCCATCAGCAAACGTAATTTGCTGACTAATTTGTACATTGCCCTCACTAGACCCGTTTTGACGATTATTTAAATAATTCGTCAAATCTTTGTTCTGTTGAGGGTTTAGTACACGTTCACCACCATCTAAAAGCCATGTGCCTTCACGCGGGATATTGTCTATACCGTTATGAGCCACACCTGCAATAGTCTGACCTGCAATCATTCCGACATTTGCCATTCCCATGCCTAGCACCAAAGTGGCAGCCGTCTGCTTGCTAATCACATCAAGATACCATGGGCTTGCAAGAATCTGGTTGTATGCCTGAAAAGCATTAATAGTGGCAGAAGCAATTGCAAATGACTGTTGAGCAAGATACATTGCCTTATAGATGCCAGACTGTTCGCCTGCTGCATCTTTAACAATGCCTGTCATATTAGACCAATAACTAGATAATTGACCCGTTAAACTGCTTAATTGACTTAATTGTGAGTCGTAAAGTGATCTATTTAGATCCATTTCATCTTGAGCATACTTTTTATCTAAGTCTGCTTTTGCTTTCAAAAACTGTTCACGAGCAGCCAATAATTGAGCGTTACGTTCACTCTCATTTTCAATCAATTTAATGCCAGACACTTCATCATTATATGATTGATTCAAGCTACTAAAATCAGATGAATATTGATTTTGTAAAGCCCATTTTTGAGCATTTATCGGGTCATCTCGTTCCAACATAGATTGTCTCGAGATTAACCCAGATTGAAACACGCTGTCAGAAGCTTGGTTTAAAGTTTCAAAAATTGCATAATCCTTAGATTTTGCCATCTCTTCGCGAACACGTTTACTTAAACTATAAGTTTGAAGTATTTCTTCACGTTCACGTTGGTAACGCTTCACAACAATTTCAGTCTGGTTTAGATAACCCTCAAACGCCGACTGAATTTGTGCATCTTCTTCGCGTTTTACGGCAGCAATTTCAACTTGTTTTTGGCGCTCAAGAGCAGCTTTAATCTCTAAAGCTTTTTTCGATTTCCCGTACTCATACTCGGCATTAGAGTCGATTAACTCTTTTTGTCGATCAAAGTTTTGTTCAATCTGCTTGATTCGATCAGTTTCAAAAGCAAAGTACTGGTTGTACTCCTCCTTTTTATCGGACTCAAGTTTTGCAATTTGAGCGGCATATAAAGCATTCTCTTGAGCCAATTTTTCCTTTAACTGTGGTGTTCCAGCATAGGCGAAGGTAATCTTTTCAATATTATCTTGATGCTCTTTTGCAAGTCGTTGAGCTTCGGTGTAATACCGAGCATCGACATCTTTTTTAGCATCATCAATGGCTTTTTGAGATTCAGCAGCCTTATTAATTAATTCAAGTTGATCTGCCTGTGTAGGCATTAAAATTGAATTGTCTACAGTAGATTTTCCAGATACTCCGGCGAACCACTTCTGGAAACCCGGTGCGTAACCAGCAACCTCTTTACGCTTGCTATCTGATAGACCACCTTTTAAATAGGTTCTTAAGCCACCTGCACCTGCATTGTAGGCCATGAGTGCTTTATCCATGGCTCCAAAATCAGCCAAATGTTTAGATAAGTCTTTAGCTGCTGCTGTTGCAATTTCTTCAGTAGAACTTTTGGCATTAAGACCATACTGCTTTCTAAACACACTCGTTGTTTGGAAAAGACCTATTGCCCCAGTATGACTTTTTGCTCCAGCATTCGCCCCAGACTCTTGAAGAATCAAGGCAGCAAGTGTTCCAGCAGGCAAACCATACAAACTTTCAATCTGAGCAAAATTATTTGCCTTAGCAATACCTTGCGCACGAGCAATTGCCGCCAACTCGTCTTTACTAAAAGTATAATTTTTTAGATTGAAGTTTTCGCGGGCAGCAAGTAGCACATCCTTTGGCAATGGTGCTTTAAAAGCATTTTCTCCATTTGCTGCGATCTGTGCATCAGCATAAACATTCGCTTTATCTACACTTACCCCCTCTCTTACAAGTGTCTTGATATATCCTTCTCTAAGCACATCTTGTTTGGCTTGGGTAATGTAGTCACGTTGTTTTTGTGTCAGTGATTGCCATGCCTTAGTAGAGTCTTTGACAGCTTTTGCTTGAGCTTGCTGTGATTTAGTTGTCTCATCAGTAACATCTTTAACTAATTTTTGGATCTCTTTTTGACGATCTATAGAGTTATTTGCAGCATTAATTTTTGTATCTAATTCAGCAACAAACTTAAGTGTACTCTCACTAACCAAGCCTTGCTTTTGTAGCTGAGCAAAAGCATTCTTAGCTTCATCCCCACCTTGTTTTAAGCTAGCAAGGTACGCTTGAATCGCTGTAAATTGCTTAATATCACCTTGAACTTTCAAGTCGTTTTCAAATTGTTCTAACGCTGTAAGAAGACTTTTTAGTTCTTTGGTTTGTTTTTCAACCTCCTCACTTGCCTCAATACCTTTTATAGCTAACTGTGCTGCGGTAAAGCTTTTATATTTTTGTCGAAGTTCACTAAGTGCTAAACCTTGCTCTTCAAATGCACTTGTTGCATCTTGAGTGTGTTTGGTCATCAATAAATATGCACCACCAGCTACAGCAATTTGTGTTGCTAACATTGCCAATCCAGCAGGACCACCAAGTAAAGCCATGACTCCAGCTGTAGCGCCAGCAGATCTTGCAAAGCTTGCTAAGCCCACGCCCGCACGAACTGCAAAAATAGCAGTTTGCCCAAGTTGATATGTAGCGACAACCAAAGCAGGAACAAATCTAGTTGCAATGCCAGCAGATACGGCAATAGTTACCGCTTTAATATCATCCCAATTCTCTATAACTGTTTCGATAGCAGGAACAACATTATTTACAAGTCTTGCCTCGACTCCCTGCCATTGTAAATCCATTAATTGAAGGTTTTCTCTTGCTTGAGCTAGGCTTTTAACCAAATCATCAGACATGATTGCACCAGCTTTTTCAGCCGCGTCACCCCATTTTTTAAATCCTTCACCACCATTTTCTAGCAATGGTATAAGTAAAGAAGAATCTGAAATGATTGCTTCCATGTAGAATTTCATATCATTGGTAGAGGCTCCAGCTTTTTCCAATGAGTTATAAAATAGTTGAAGTGCTTCTGGACCGGACAGCTTTTGAAACTGTTGAATCGTTACACCAACTTTAGGGGCTATATTGGTGAAAAAGTCAGCTAAAGGCCCACCACCTGTTTGCTGAAAATCGCCTATACGATCCTGCATGTCTTTCATTTTGTCTGCAAAAGATTCCAATGAAATTCCAGCAGTTTCTGCCCCTTTGGCGTAATACTGAAATTCACGCACTGAAGCATTCGCAAGTTTTGAAAACTTTTGAATATCATTTCCAGTCTGAATAACTTGATCACTAAAATTAACAAGCTGAGCCACTGAAAGACCAGACACTGCTCCACCTAAAGCACTAACAGCTATAGCCGCAATATTTAAAGAATTGGCAATCCCTTGACTTGATGCTCGTGCTTGTCGTTCAGCTTTGCTTAATGGCTCGGAAAAGCTTGCAGTCTGAACAACCAAGTCCAAAGTTAATCTGCCAAGTGAATTTGTAGCCATTTCTTTTCTCCAGGCATAAAAAAACCCACTCTAAGAGTGGGCAATATTTCAAGTAAAACTGACTATGGAATTGCTTTATTCAATTTACCAAGAGTCATTATTGTTGCTGGTGCTAAGTGTTTTTTCAAAATCATTCGATAAAGAATCAAATCTATTAAGCATCAACTTATAAGTAATAGGGTCATCAATTGGCGTGTTACCAAATCTCGCGTAACCGTAATTACTGAATTTTAGACGTGCTCTTTTATCTTTTAGATCAATTGTTAAATTAAAAGATATTTTAGCTTGGGAGTAACCATTACATTGCATTTTACTTACTGTTGAATCACATAATGGCGAAGCAATTCCACGAATAATTAATTGCCCTTCTTCTGGGCTTTCATACTGAATTACGTCTTGAGCTGAATTAAAGTTATTTGCTACCCATTTTTTGGAGTTTTTAAAAAGATTACTTTTGTCTCCATTCAAATTTTCAATAATCCTTACATGCTCAGTTGTGTAAAAAGTTCTAGCTTGGACCTGACTGGTTACAATTAAAAAATAGCTTAAAAAAGCAGTAAAAATAACTTTTTTCATAAACACACCGTTTTTTAAATTTTAATCAATTTAACAAAACGGTGTGTGAATGTCACATAACCCATATTAATACAGGTTAATCACTGGCAATTTTTTCAAGAGAATCGAAAACTGACTCTTCTTCAGGTGGTTGCTCATGAGGCATATAAATATAAGGATCCACTTTAGTGCCCTCTCTCACTTTAAAGCCTGTGTAGAGAGCCATCCAGCTACCAAAGCTTTGCTCTAAACGGCGACCGAAGAAAAGAGAGCCATATTTTTGACGATAGGCTCTCCATTCCATCAACTCTTTATGACTAATGTTTAATTCGGCTTCTGCTAAAGTGCTTCCACCGATTCCATTGAGGACGAGTTCAATGAGGAGTTCTCTGTCTGCAAGCTCTTCTTCCGAGACTTTCCCAAAAAATTATTAACTTCATCAGCAGCAGCATACATAGCATTTATTAAACTAGGCTCTGCTTTATAGATGTCATTAACACTTGAGAAAAAAGGTGTTCCCTTTTGATCTGAGCAAATTGAACCAAGTAATTGAGCAGCTTGCATGTGAGTTGAATCGATTTTCTTAACCTTTGAATCCTCAAGATTCTCATAATTAAGATCCCATTCAATTGCTTTGGATGCCTCTCGACTTTCCTTGAAGTTCATTTTTTTGACAAAAATATCAGCTTCAAGCTCAACAATATCACCCAGCTCTAATGAATTGTTTTTCGTCAATTTTTTAAGTGACTCAATATTACTTTCAGTCGCTTCAACATTCCACTTGACGGCTTTTTTAACTGGAACGTTTAGAGTAGTTACACTCTGCTTTAAGTCTGTAATGCTGATCTTAGCCATTATGAAGTCACCGTACGTTTAGTCTTAGTCACTTTTGAAGTTCGGACTAAGGTATATGAATAACCAAGCGCTGCATCAACTTCAATATCGTTCGGGGCTGCATCATTCACATAACCTTTAAACGATAGCCACATACGATCATCTGGCAGATCAATTTCTTTAGTTGTGGCATTATAAGTTGGAGGTGTTTTAGAGTGGCTTGAACCAATATACCAATCCAATTCAATACCTGTTTCTGCTAATTCAGCGAGTTTGTCATGACTTGCGTTTTCATCGTCATAATCAATGTCAAATGAGCCTTCACCCGGATCACGTATACCTCGCAAATATTTTTTTGATTCATCCTCTAGGCAAGTCACATCAATTTTCCCAAATGAGTCTTGACCGAATCCAATTTTTTTCACACAGACAAAGCGATATACTTGTCCATCAATGACAGCATATGCCTGTGTACCTTGAGTTTTAACATTAGCCATTAAGAGCGCTCCTTAATTTTAGGCATAAAAAAAGCACCCGAAATGGGTGCTAAGTGAAAATATGGTTTAAGTTTTATTAGCGGTTTACGATCCAGCTAACATCAAAAGAATAGTGGGGCATTCCTGTTACCGGGTCCTTATCTGCCTCGCCATAACGAACCACATAACAATCAAGTTCAATTGCGAAGCGAATTGCTTTTGCAACCTGATCAACAACATCCTCATCAGTTGCATATACATCAATTTGAATAATTGCATTGTCTGAAACAGGACGTGAATCAAGGTTGCTATTTGAATCACCAGAAATTGTTTGCCATGTCACATATGGCGCTTGTGGCTCATCTGGAGCACTTCCAAACTTCCAGACTCGCAAAATTCCATCGCTTTCAAGTAGAGCCTTAACCGCTGGATCTGCTCTGGCTAATTTAAAAATTGGAACATCAATCATTAAGCTTCACCTAAAACCACACTGAGTTCAAAATTAAATACTTGAACAAACTTATCTGTTATCTGTTCAATGTTTTCGTATAAAGCAGGGCGTAAAAACGGAGTAGCAGGCTGTTTACTTGTGCCTAACTCAAGGAATCGCCAGTAAAAGACTCGTCCGTCCGCTTGGTAAGTTTGACCAACACGCCCAGCACGTCTATTTTGAGCATTGTTTGTATATGGGATACGTGCACCACCACGCACACCAACACGCATTACCAAAGTGTTTTTGTTTCTACTTCGCCCATTCTGAACAACAATTTCTTTCCAGATCTTTTCGGGTGTTGTCGGGTCATCTAGGCGTTTAACTTTTTCACGAGCCTTGTCTCTCACAATGTTCATTGCTTGACGCATGGCTTTACGGGCAATACGCTTTACAGTCTTGTCATTACCAATTGCCCGCATTCGTCTTAATGCAGGCTCCAAGCCATGTATTTGAGTAGCCATAAATCACCCATTCCATGCTTTATCACCTGTTGCAAGGTTGATAGTTAAATACTCACGGCGTGAGTCTGGGTCTCGCATTGGGTTCCCATCAATCTTGTAATAGTAACCATCAAAAAGAACCCGCATTGTGCTATCAACTTGTTTTGTAGCGCTGCTATATCGCACTTTTGCACGGGCTTGTATCGAGCTATTGGCTGCTTTGGCCGCAATAACATCCCTTGTTGAAAGGTCGGTAACTTCTGCCCAAATTGTTGCAAAATTAGACCATGAGGTGATTAATTTTCCAGTGTTTTGGTCTTGGGTTTGAATTGCTTTCTGAATAGTGATGCGGTGTTTAAGCTTTGGAGTAATGCTGGGCATATTAGACCCCCATTTCTCTAATAGGCTGCAAAATATCCCAATATGCTTGAGGTTTTCCTTCTAGACTTCGGCTGTACTTATACTCAATAAATATCAACCGGGCATTATCTAACTTCTTGCAGTCCACAATGTCCGTGTCAGAAGTTCTTTCTGACTCATTTGAAATAATTTTTCGGTCGATGTCGATCGCTATTTCTTCATCGGCTTGAGCTATCCATTCAAGAAAAAGCACATCCTCATCATCGTGATCAACTCGACATTGCAACTTAGCTCGTTCGAGTGTGATCATTTTGAATTATTCCGTCTTGTAGCTGGTTTTGGTGGATCAACTTTTGTTTGGTATTCACGTAAAACTTTATTTTCTACCAAATGCCTTACCACGTTTGGATCTGCGGTTCGAATATCGCCCTCTTTGTAGTCTTTATCTCCAAAGTGTGGGCGTAAAACTTCATATTCTTTCATTTTGGCCTCTCTAAATGGGATGGTGACTAACACCACCCCAAAATGAATTAACCACCCGTAGCAGGAGTATAAGAGCCATATACAAGCGATTTAGGCTTATAAACAGCTAATGCTCCACGGGTTTCAGCAAGTAAGGTACGTTTATTTGATGTGAAATCATCGCCCTGCATACCGATTTGCACAGCAGCACCCCAGCGCTCAAAGTATTGGGCAGAAGTATTAAACGCACCTGTTAAGAATTTACCCGCATCCATAGCCGCGGTTTGAACTACAGGCAATCCCCATAATGTCGGAACCGCTTGTGATTGCGGGTTCCCAATGATGTAGTTGCCGTTTGCATCTTTTTGCGTTTCCATGAGTGCCCAGTCGATCGGGTTTAATACATGGCCGTTAGCAAAGTCGTCAGCTAAAACAACTTGAAGCATTGCAAAGCGCAACACATCAAACATATTTGGAGTAGCTGGAGCACCAGCAGGTGGAGCATAAGCGGTTGCTTGAGGGATTAAACCGAGCATGTTGCCATTGGTTCCATCACCAGCAAGGATTTGCTTTTCAAGCTTAATATCTAGGCCATGACGCAAGATGTTATCAATGAAAGACTGCAAAGCCGGTGCATCACTTAACATTTGAGTGGTTACTTTTAACCAGTGAGCAATTACAACTGCTTTGGCATCTTTATCTTCAAATGTAATTCCAGATTCTGGCTTGTTTGCACCTTCTGCAACTACTGCTGCATTATTGGTGAATTCTTTCATTTGAACATATTCAATGAGATTCCCGCTCATGCTGCCACCCGCCAAAATATCGCGGATTGTAAGACGCATTTGATTTGGTAATTGCAAACCAAGATTGGTGGCCGGAATAATTTTTCCAACCTCAGTCGTACCAATTGTGTTCTTCAGCTCAACACGCTGAATTCCACGATACTGACTTTCTGCAGCATTTTTGTATTCTGTAGTTTCAACAAACTCACCACCCATGGTTTGCTTTTTGGTTTCAACATCACCATTACCACGGCGTGCAGCTTTCTGCTCCAGTTCTGTCAGTTTGTTTTTAACTTCATTTAACGTAGTTAAAGCTTCGTCCGCTTTATCTTTAGCGCTTTGTGAGATTTCTTCACTTTTTGCTTGTTTGCCTTTGAACTCTTCGGCGATTTCTTTAACTGTATCAACGTGTTTTTGGAACTCTTGAGCGAGTTGTTCTAAAGTTTTTTCAGTCATTGCTGATTCCTCGTAAAATATTTAAGGCATTTGAAATTGATTTCGCTTTTTCGTTTTCACCCTCTGACTCGCTCAAAAGATGACGCAAACCCTTACTAGCGATGACAGTGGCTTGCGTTTTTGAAAATCCTGACTCTCTCAGGAACTTTTCAAATTCTGGTAGGGATGGCAGCTCGCCATCTTGTAATTTGGATTTGACGGAACTGATTAGGGTTTCTGGATTGGAAGGAAAGGCAACAATTGAACCCTCCACCAACTCCAGTTCCAGTAGTTCGCGGATTAGTGAGTCTGGATCGCGTCTATAAGACTTGGTGATATAGCCAATGGACATGCCATCAATCGCGCCAACCTTCATCAGTGCATAAACAGCTTTAGCGCGCGGCACATCGTCAATTAAGAGACGACCTTCTACGTACAACCCTTTTTCGTCTTCACGCATTTCGGTGAAAATTCCAATTGGTTCAGATGGGTTGTGGTCCCAAAAGATTGCTGGGTACTTGCCTTTTGCTTTCCACTCTTGAAGGGTTTTGGCAAAAGCCCCCTTGCGGATGATGTCGCCATGTGAATCTAGGTTGTCAAAAGCAGCCAAGTAGCCAGAAAAAAAGCCACCCTCTTGGGTGGCTTTGATTTCTAAAGTTAGTTTAAGTCTATCCACTGGTTTTCCCCTGATCTTTCAATCCGACCATTTGCATTTGAACCATTAACTCATCACCACCCGGTAAAGGGGCTAAATCTTCTAAATCTCGCACTTCATTACGGGTCATGACACCGTTTTGAATCATGTTTGTGTAGAACCCTGAGCGAGTAGCGCTATCGGCCCGCAATAAACCTTCAACGGCAAATTTTGGTCTGTATTTGTATTTTTCACTTGGTAAAAACAATCTCTTTGTGATTGTCTGCTCATATCGGACTAATTGCGGATTAAGTGAATAAGTCAAAAAACCCCTATTAGTCTGCTCAAGACTTGAAGCCCAAGAACTTGCTTTGTTTGTATGACCAATTAACTGAGGTGGAACACCAAAGGCACGGCATATTTCTTCAATACCGAAATACCGAGATTCAAGTAACTGAGCATCAACTGGGTTGATTCGAATGCTATTTGAGCCAGAAAGCTTCATTCCAGCTTCAAGCACCATGTACTTGCCTGCATTCTCCGGCTTACTAAATTCGCTTAAGTGATTCCTTAGCCGTTCACGTTGCTCTTTAGTTAAGGTTTGCTCTCCAGTCTCCAAAAAACCGCCAACCTTTAAGCCATTTTTAAACCAGTCCTGTGCTTGATTATTTGCATCAAACTGCATGCCTATGGTTTGAGCAAAAAACTGAATAGCAGATAAACCAACAACCCCATCAAGAGTAAAACCCTTAAAATGCAAGATTTGGTCTTCCGAATAGGTTGTTGTTTTCCCATTTTCAGTGTAATGAAAATCAATCGCTCCCAAATCATTACGTTTTACAACCATACCACTCGGGAAAAGTGGTTCTAAAGCAATAACTTTCCCACTCGAATCGGTAGAAATGAGGTTGTATGCATTGCCCCACAGGTCAACACAAGCAACTTGAACTTGCCAAAACTCACTTGCACACATATCGGCATTGGGTGAATCGTGCAAAATACGGTAAAGGTAATGATCAGTAGCAAGACGTTTATTGTTGTCGTACAGCTGTAAAGGAAGAGTTGAGATAGTTTCAGCTCTTAATTTTACACACGCCCAGACTGCGGAAAGTTTCAAAGCTGTTTCTGGTGTGACAACTGATCCACCGGGTGATAAATAACTATCAAATGGATAAGACGAATCGCCTTTTTTTAATTGTGTATTTCCAGTCAATCGTGACCAGAAGCGGGACCAAAACCCCGGCTCTTGTGTGGTACTCATGCTATCACGACATCCTCTAAATATTCGTCAATGTCTAAATTCTTGGCAATCGGGTTCATAGTCATTAGAGCCACGGCATTAAATGTTGCAATCAAAGGGTCAATTTTCCCAACCCCTGATTCTTGCTTGGTGATTCGCATCCCATTACCAATCATCACAACTCGCGCATTACCAGCACACCAAGTCATAAGTTGCTGCCCAGCATGCCAAAGGTTGCCCTCCGCCAGTTTCCGTTCAGCAGTCATGATATACCCCATCAACCTATGACCTTGCGGTACACCAACAAGTTGCTCTTGTGGAATACCTACACCCAATAAGCCATCCAAAAGACCGCCCAGACCTTGCGGATCCAGTCCAATCTTGTCAAGCTTGCCACTGTCATAAACTTGCTTTGCAATCAGTGCCAATTGGTCGATATCTTCGCCAACTTTCTCAACTACAGTCAGACTTCCCTCTTTTTCAAAGTCTTGGTACTTTGGGATGTTTTCTTTTCGGCGCTCCAAAGCAACTTTATTTGCCCATGCATGATTCCAAAGCCACCAGACGCGGGGATCTTTTTTAAGACGCCCTAAAACCGCGGATCCAAGCAAATCATCTAACCCACCGCCATCGATACCAATCGTAATGACATCTGACTGTTCAATTAGTTGGTCTAAGCCGAAAACATGTTTTTGTTTATTCCAGAACTCTGCACCCGCCCAACGGTTAGCACGTAAATTCATGCCAATTTCGATGTTTAAATGCTTGGCCAAGAAATCTCTAAGCGATTCATCACCAGCATCTTTAACTTTGTTAAATTCCGAAATCAGATATTCATGATCAACCGAAGCGCCTAAGTTTGGATTGGTTATATAGAAGTTTTCTGGTTTTAAATGTTCGCCAGCTTCCACTAGATGCTTAGGGAATTCATAAATAAGCGGCAGAAAGCTTTTATCCTCTTTAATGCCGTCACGCACATCACGGGCATAATCTAAAAGCTGCTTAAATACACCACATGGCACTTCATCTGACATCGTAGAGAGGTAAATTACACAACCTTCTGGTCGTGAAGTCAGACCACCTTTTGCCTCACGAAACATTGATTCGGCATTTGCACGCTTACCAAAGAGCCAGACTTCATCAATCAAAATAATTGAAGCTTTCTTACCAGCCGCGGCGTTAGATTCTGCTGCAATAACTTTAAGTGTTGCTCCGGTACCTAGATGCGTAACTGTCTTTGTGTGCTCAGACACATTGAATCGTTCACTTAGTTCCTCATCAGCGCGAATGAAATCTCGGATAGGGTTAAAGCTATTGTCCGCGACCTCCTTAGTTGGCGCCAAGATGATAAGCTCGGCAGATTGCCTATCATTAAGAATTAATGCAGTAAGCATGATACCGGCGGCAATTGTAGACTTTGTATTCTTCTTTGAAATCAGAAGAAAGAACTCACGTATTAATCTACGCTTAGTGCTTGGATCATATGCGCCAAAGATTGCACGAACAAACTCGATTACCCATTCCAATGTGACATCGCCCATCTTAGGGCTACCCATCACATCAACAAGAATTAACTCTTTAAAGATACGCTCCGCTACGTCAGCCACTTTGGGAAATAATGGCTTACACGGCATTAACGATTGTTTAGAAACAATACGAGTCGCCCAGTCTGGGCAAGCTGTAGTCCAGATGGGTGACATTGAAGACATAATTTAGCTCATCAATTGATTATCTAAAGTTGCAAACTTTCCTGATTTACTACCTTCTCTTGCAGTTTCTGCTTTGGTTTGTTTCTTACCTTTTTCCGCAACCTTTCCGTGCTTATAAGGCAATGCGGCAATTGCGGCTTGCATTCTTAATGGCAATTTGTTGCCGTTGAAGTTCATAACCTTAATTAAAAAATCTAAAGGGTCATCGCCTTCAAACTGAAATTCCTCAATAGGGTTTTCATCTTCACCGCTATTTTCGGGTGCATCTTTAGGTTTAACTTTCGGTGAATCAGATGTTAAAGAACGCCCTTCTTTTTGGGCTTTTAACATTTCAATATAGACAATAATTTCAGGATCTTTTGCTAACCTAGCACCTGCAGCGGATGCAGTTTTTTCCGCGTAACCTGCTGAAATTGCTGCTTCTTTATTTGTCTTGCCGTCAACAATGGCAAGAGCAAATTTTTCCATTTTCTCTGTTAATGCCATTGCTCTACCTTTAACTTGATTTTAACTTTTTGCTTTAACTTTTTCTGAAAGGGAATTTTTTTTGTGCGTGCGGTGGGGGGCGGTGTCCAACGGCGAAGGGCTTGGAACTTTTGACCTCCCCCCTGCCTGCTGGATTTTTGTGCATCATTTTGGTGCATCCTAAATATATTTAATAAAGCTTACAACCCGCTTCTATCTCTTCAGGTTCTGCATACCGGACCTTGCTTGAATCTGCATAGTCACCCGATGTGAAATAAACCTTCCCACACTCTACCTTTTCAACTGTCATAAGGTCAGTCCAAGCACCCTGCAAAGCAACCACATCACCTTTAGCAAAATCATTAGTAATCATTTAGCAATCCTTACCCGCATATAGGATCTTTATAGAGTCTATAGAATTGATCTATAAGCAGAGCTTCCACATCACCATTATCGTGACGAAATAAAACATGCTGCTTATCCAGCTCTTCTATGTAGTCTCTAGTGTGAACACGAATGGAACTGCCACCAATAAGAAACTTGTTTTCTTGGTGCATCTTTTTTACCCATGCAGGCAATGTTGAAAAATCTTCTTTTGCTCTTATTAAAAGCGCCTCAACATGCCAAGCATCAACTGTGCGCTCAATTGTTATGCATTTCATTGCCGGCTCTCCTGTTGGGTTTTCTTCTTATGACATGGAACACAAAGAGATTGGAGGTTGGATTCATCATCCGTTCCGCCTCTTGCCACATTCACAATATGGTCAAGCTCTAAGTCTTTAGTGACGATGCCACAACATTGACAGGTCCACTCATCACGTAAATGGATCTTGGCTTTAAGACGGCGCCAAGGACGACCACCACGACCAGAACCCCAATTGTTTTGTTTAGAGTTCTTCTGGGTTTGTGCAGGTGTCTGTAGCGTCTGCAACTTGTTCTTGAATGTTTGGAGTTTCATTTAAGGTTACTCGCGCATCTACACCATTAAGTAAGTCAATGGATATCCAATCGATATCTAAACCCTTGCGTTGATACTCTTGGACCAATCTAACTAAACGAAGTTCCAATTGTTTACGCTGGACTTCTGGAGTTTCTGGCTCAACTATTAAATGCGGCTGTTCAAGATCATCTAATCCATAAAACCCTAAGCGGTTATTAATAATGCTCTTCGGTATCATCGTGCTCACCTTTAGAATCTGGAACGGTGCGAACAATACCCTGTTCATCTTTCACCAGCCCTGTTACTGGTGGAATGATTGTTGAATGAGAAGGGTTGTTTTTAAGGAACTCCGTTAAAGCATCGTTCTTAGGCGGCTTTAAAACTCTCTCACCTTTATCAACCAAGAAAGTCCCTTCCATTGGTACATTCGCTACACCAGCTATTGAAAGCCCTGTTACTTCTGGACGGTGTTTGCGTTCAATGAGCACCTTCTCGTCTTGTAGTTGCTGGATTTCCTTTTCAATCTCATCCAAGCGGTTGTATTCTTGGTCACGTTTAATAACCTCAACATCTGCAAGCAATGCATTAATTTGCTCTTGATTAGATGGGTACACTTCAATGATTGCTTTCCACGGCGAATCAGCTTCTGCTACTAAAGTGATTTTGTGGACACATCGTAGGTACTCGCCATTATCAAGCAATATTTTTGTACCCTGTGCTTTAGTAATGTTGGAGTCATCTTTAGGCGGTATAACCGATACAATTCTAGGCATTGATATTCATCCTTATAAAATCACCCATCTAGTGATCCTGACCGTTGTGCTGGTTCACTATCTTCAAGCATTAATAGAACTTCGGATAACTGAGCGGATTGTTCTGCATTGATTTGAACGAGTAAGCTATTCTGTTCGACCAGCCTATTGTTGTGGTCAGTCAGCTTATTGTTTTGCTCTATCAGTTTGTTTGTCTGTTCAATCAGCTTAAGCACCACATCTTGCAAATTTGAATCATTGCTCATTTTGATAACACCACTTAAGGTCATCCGGGATAATCAACATCACGCCCAAGTCTCTATGTGCATAGATGTTGATCTTATCCAGATATTTGGTGAATTCTTTAATGGTGGCCTTCTTGCTTTGCAGGTGGTCTTTAATGAAGGTATTGACCAAAACTTGGTAATCCTTTTCAAGTTGACGGCGCTTAGGTCCATCGAATGCTTGAATAACATCTTTAAAGTTCTGCAAAGCCATGTACTTTTCTGCAGTCTCTTGCCGACCTTCAACATAGATCCGGGCAAGAAACTTTTTCTTAAAAAGTAAATGAAGGTCATCCTTTGAGTTACCGGTCTTTTGCTTGATCTGCTCAAGCCAAGCCCAGTAAAGCCGGTTTTGTGCGGCGCTTCTATCGTCTTCTTTCTGATTGATTCTAACGACTAAAGGTTTGCCTTCTGCGGCTGCTTTGGAGTGGTTATTGTTCAGATAGTTAATTACCTGAACAATTCCTGAATAACTATTGATTGGGAATGTTGCTGGTTCCATATTCCCCTCCAAAATTAATTCCCTCGAATTCGATGGAATTAATTCACTTTCAGATCAACATCAGGAACTATTGATTGTGGTTTAAAAGCTACCTTGTAGTGGTACGCACTAACACCTTTACTTGTTAGTTGTTCAGAAAAATAAGTTACATTGTCAGATATACCCAATGAATGCTTTTTAAATTCAGAATCACCTGTCTTACAAGTTACATCCACTTTCTTTTCACTTACTGCATCAAAAGAGCACTTGCCTTCGATTGTAAGGATGTAGTCACCAGTGATCCCATTATAAAAAACAATTCTACGATCCAACTCAAAGTTGTCAGCTGCATAAGAAAGATTCTTAGAAGCTACTTGAGCATCACGAGAACAACCAACCATTGCCATGGTACACATCAAGCCAATAGCCAAGAATTTCGTTTTCATTTCTCGCTTCCTTTTTATGGATACAAAAAAAGAGCCTTTTGGCTCAGGACTAAACCCAATTAAACCCACCGCTTTTAATGGGTTTGTTTGGGTTATTTATAATTCAAAATAAATCTTGTTCTGACTCAAGCATCGCGTTGGTTCGCTTAAGCCATTTATTAAATAAGTCTTCGCTTTCCTGCCTGTTGCCTAGTTGGTAGGTATCAAACAAACGATGGCAGGAAAAACACAAGGAAATAGTTTTGGAGTCGCAAGCCTTAATAGATCTGCCTTTACCGTCTTTGCTTGAATTAGAGTGTGCGGCTTGGCTTGGTGCTGGTGCACCACATCTCATGCATGGCAGCTTGCGTACTTGGGCTAATCGTTTGGAGTCACGCATTCAACATGGACCGTAAATTATTAATCTGGTTTTTCAGTCGAACAATGATTCGATCTATGACAAGCATCTCTTCACGGCTTAACCCAGTGCGTGACAAATTCTGATAGCGGTTTAGCTCTTCTGAGTATTTATCAAGATTCTTTTTCGCTTCAACAATATCTGTCATATATCCCCGAAAAAATAAAAGCCCCGCCAATAACTAGCATTTGGCAGGGCTTCATGCGCCGTAATCCGTTCGGCAAAATTGAGAGGTGCCCCAACAAAGCACCTCTCGCGAGATAAGATTTTTATTATTCCAAAAACGCAAAAAGCCCATCAACTCAATGACAGGCTTATAATTTGGCACTCCCGGTTTCCCGGAAGATTAACGAGTTACGTTTTCTCGCTGAACGTAAGTTATTAACTTAGATGAAATGAACGACTAGGAATGCCCGATCCGCTATACAGCTTAATTCACTTCTCAAAGTTAAAAGTCCACATTAATATATGGACTTTAATCTAGTTTCGCCTTCTTGCTTATGATGCAAGGGTTACTTACTAATTTAGTTGCACCTTACTTACACTTCGCACAACTTTAACACAAAAATACCACTAGCCCTGATCAGGGTCAAGTGTTCAAGCAAAATTATTTGCATATTTCTCAATAATTTTTTGCTCATGTGGTTTCGTAAATAACACGGCGAATTGAACTAGGTTTTCAGGGGTAAATAAGCGATTGGCCCTTTTAATGAAATCCTCCAACTCCCTTAAATTCTGGTCATGCTGTCTAAGCTTTTTTGCTAATGCCTTAATAGCTACCCCGTCCATCTGGTTAGGATTTTTGATTTCCCTATACAGCCGATCAAAGTAGTCCTTTAACTTTTCAGCATTATGCCAATTGGCGATAACATCATATTCAGCAATATTTGCGACTAAAACCCGCTTGATGTCTGAGATGTTTTTTCTACCACTTAGGATTTCAGCATTGATTTCTTCTTCTGTTTTGAAGTCATCAATAAAAATAGATCCGTTGCTTGTTACCTCTTGCCCAATTCTCCTTCGCATCCAGTAATCAAATGCATCTTCTTTAAAGCTCTTTACTGCCATCTTTATTTGCAAAAATGTCATTTTGCCCGACTGGTTCAAAATTCTTTCTAGACTTTCCTTTAACTGTGGCAGCTTTTCATACATTGCCTTAATTTGCAGATATTGATTCGCATTGTCTCTAAGATGCTTGAATTGTTTAGCTTTTTCATCAAAACTCACACCAAAGTGTTTTTTCCCGCACTTATGTCCAATGATAATTTCATTGCCATCATGAAGCGCTGCGATATAACCTTTTTGATGTTTCTTTCCACAACTAGAAATCCCACAACTAACAAAATCCCTTAGCACATAAAAACCAACTAAATCAGAGATAGTGTTTTGAACATCCTCACCCCTAGCAATCGTCACTTTTTCAACAAAATTAGGTCTAGATGTGATTTCTTCAAAATTCGTTATTAAATTAAAATGTTGCGGATTTTCTATCATTCTTGCTCACCGTTGTTTAATCTTCATACAATTATCTGAATTACCAATAAATATCAATAGTTAGATCATACAGAGCCATTTTTATATCTAATAAACTGGTAGCGATTGTGCAGAGCTGCTAAGCCACAACGAACATCGTATTTTGCATCCATGGCCGTTCGCTCTGGAGTTACTAACTGAGTCCATGATTTTTGATTGAAATAACGCTCTATAATTGCGTCCATCCAATCAAGCATAGCCTCAGAAGTGCAGCCGTCTAAAATATCAATGATCAAGCGCTGAACGGCCCTAGCTTCATCGTCTGTAATTAGACAGACATTAGGTTTTTTAGATTGCTTCTCGATAAAATTTTCATCACAGAGATAATAAGCAACGATCTTTTCCCTATCCCCTTTCTTAAGTCTAAGTTTTGCTTTTTTAATCGCTCCTACTAATGGATTTTCAGTAGATCCACCAAAGCGAATCACTGCCCCTTGCCAATAACCAAATTGGCGCAACCATTCAGGCAAATCATATTTAGACCAGTCTACACCTTGCATGATATGTAATTTTGAATTCACGCTTCATTCTCCTTAAGCACATCTGTTCTTTCACGCGCTAGATAAAGATCAACTTCTTCAAGTAAGGTTTCATAGCGTCTTTTCGCTTCACTACCCAATACAGAAGCTTCCTTCTGAATTTCCCATGCTTTGTCGTAGTCCTTTTTTGTATGCACTGGCTCGTCAGGGTCATGCACAAAACAATCCCGAAACTCTTCAAAGCGATTAATAGATTCTCTATGGATTTGAATCCAATGAATAAACATCATTCCGATTTTGGCTAATTCTTCGTTATTCACTGTCCTTCCCCCTTGAGCGCTTTAACTGCTAAATCAATGTTAGGCTCTGATTGATATAATTCTGCTTCCACAAGAAATCTAATTGCTTTGTCTACCCGCTTTTGCAGCTTCAACATGTTTATGCTTTGCTTGGTATACAGGATTTGCAATTCGTCACGCTCTTGCTTGATATTCTTTAAGTGAACCTCATGACCAATCATCTCGCCATGGTGTGAGGCTTTAAGCTCTTTAATTTCTTGATGTAAATCGAGAATAGTCTGAGCCTTCACTTGGTTTAAGCGTTCGAGTTCTGAAATACGCCCCCGATTGCCTTGTATTGATTTTTTAAGCTCATCCGTCTTTTTGCATTCGCGCACATAAAGATCATCTAATGACTCAGCAAAAAACTCGTATTCATCCCTTTCTGAGGCAAGTTTTCTAGAGTGAGAGATAATGATCTTTGCAAGGCCATTAGCTGCCAATGCATCTTCATCTGCTTTAATCGCCGCCTCAAAGATTGAGAACACGCCCAATAACATGACAACCCATGTCAGCCATGACGGATGACCATTGACATATGAAACAGCAAAAAGACTTGCCAACATTCCAAAAATGGCAATTCTCGCAAAAACCAAATCAAGGTCGGGTTTAATTATTTTATGGCTCATGCTTTGCGCTCCCACTTATTAGAACGGTAAAAAATTAGGTATAAAGACAACAAAAATTGAGTTAAATGAGCGAACGCCAGATACTTACCCCCATCAAATACAGCTAGAGCCGATACACATAAAAAGAAAAAAGTGATATCCATGAAGGCTAGTGAAAAGCGAAATTTAGCTAGACTTCCTGAATACTGGTGCAGCTTTGCAGCTATTGCAGCCACAACTAAACCCATAAAAGTTGCAATACAAACAACGGTCATAATGATCAGTAACGTTTTCATTCTGCTGCCACCTCAATTGCCTTAAATTTACAAACATCCAGAAACTCCTGAACGCGCACACTCCCTCTTTTGCCATGTCGATTTTTGGCAATAATCAGTTCAGTGACCCCAAGAGGTTGTAGTGTCTTATCATCAGTGAGCGGATTAACGAGAATAATTTGATCCGCATCTTGCTCGATCTGCCCTGATTCCTTAATGTCAGAAGCTTTCGGTTTCTTACCTTTTTCTGATTCACGATTTAATTGAACGAGCGCTACAACCGGGCATTCAAACTCCTTAGCCATAGATTTAAGTTCACGACTAATAGAGCCAACTTCTTGAAAGCGGTCTTTTTTGCTTGGATCTCTTACAAGCTGAAGATAATCAACAATGATGCAGCCAAGTTTGGTGCCAGCTTTGGCAAAACGGCGCTTAGCTCTCCTTGCATATGCTCTTACTTCACTAATGCTTGGTTTTTGCTTTGGCTCTATCCAGATAGGCAGATTGCTATAAACTTGTTTGTAATTTGCATATTCCTTTAGCAGCCCATCGTAAAGTGTTGCATTGTGTAGGTTGTTGTATGGAATGGAACTAAGTGAGCTAAACATACGATTAGATAGTGTTTCTTTGTCCATTTCTGCTGATATGAAAAGAACACCCTCTTTTTTAAGCATTGCCGTATCAATTGCCATCATTTGGGCTAAAGTTGACTTCCCAGAACCGGGACGTCCACCAACTACACAAAAATGACCGTTTTGTACGGTTCCTAACATCTCATCTAGTGTTTTAAGGTTGAACTTAACACCCGTTGTTTCGTCTCTGCTCTGCTTTTCAAACTTGTCAATCATTTGCTCTAAGGCACTATCGAGAGCACTTCCAAAACTTGCTCCCATATCTGCATCATCCGTCTTATCTACTTGCCCAAGAAGATTTTCAGCCTCAACAAATACATCAGGCAAAGTTGTATCTTTCGCCATTGCAGCAATACGTAAACCAATCTGCTCAATTCTTCGATGTGTTTTGAGTTTATTTAACTGAGTGACATAACTTTCAGCGTTGTAAAAACTACTCGGCGCATCTTGCATAAGTTGAATTAAGTATTCTTCCCCACCCATCAAATGCAAAACGTTTTTGCCTTTTAGGTAGTTACTCACCATTACCACGTCATACGGACAATTGCTTTCTGATAGCTCTACGATTGCCTTGTATATTTGTTGATGACGATCTGAGTAAAAACACTCTGCATCCAATTCTTGACCAATTGTCTCTAGTGACAAAGCTGTAGTCATTAGAGCCGCAAGAACACATTGCTCCATGTTCACATCATGAATATTTGAACTAAACCCCATTACCATCTCCCTTCAATTACTTTGTATTGAGTGGGTGCTGGTTGCTCATCCTCAGTTTGAGGCTGGGTAGCAACCTGAGCTGGATTAGACATGGCAAGAAAGTGATCAAGCTTGGTTGCATCGCGGCAAATTAGCGTTAGATCAGTATGATTGCCCTCAATATGGAATTGAGATTTAGAGCACCCAACAATAGCTGTCTTGATATCTTCAACCGTGTAACCCTCTTTGAGTCTTGCTTGAATTTTGGATTTGCGCGGGTTATCAAGAACGGTTCGATTATTCTTGTTAAACGTCACTTTCCAAAACTCGAAAACCTCTTGAATCTCATTTTTGAAATTCTCTTTAGGCTTTTCAGCAGACATAGGTTCGCCGTTAGGCGGACATATATTATTTTCTTGGTTAGATGGTTCGTTGGTTAGATGGTTAGATGGTTTAGGCTTTATTTGGGTTTCTTTGGGTTTTTCTGGGTTTAATTCGCTTTCATTTGGGTTTTCTTGGCTTTCATTTTTAAAGCCATTTTTTCCAGATTCATCTGATTTAGGTGCTTTTTTTGGACGTCCGCCTTTTTTGCCATTTTCAGATTGCTTTGCACAATACTCTCTGTAGCGACACAACTCTTCCTCAATATGTGTTTGCACATAAACACCATCCTCATTTAATTTGAAAAACTTCTTAAGTACAAATTTAACAGCGTCAATTTCTTCCTCAGATTCCGCCCATACCCATTCAATAGCCTCTTCAAGCGTTGGGAACGATTCACGGTCGTAACAGGCATCCATGAGCAAGTTATAAACCCCATGCTGCAAGATATTTAATCTTCCAGCCTTGCGGTAATAGTCGCCTATATTTCGCTCGTAGTAATGCATTACAACTTATCCTTTGCTCTTAAACGATTGATTACGGCGCTCTCAAGGCGGTTGATTAGTGCGTACAGGTGCCAGTTCTTTCGCAAGTCTTCAATGACTTCTTTGGCGCTGTGAGATGTTTTGTCAAAGTCCTTTTCAATACCTAAAGCTTTTTCAAGATCCCTGTGTGTTTCTCTATAAGCATCAAGCGTTTCAACATAAGCAGCATGATCTACTTGCCATTGAGTAAAGACCTGATCTTCTTCAACGTCTGGGCTTGCACAGATTGAATTTTGTGCTAGTATTGGTTCATTCATTTTGGTTTGCTCCAAAACACAAAACCGCCTCTGCTGTAACAGATGGCGGTTTTTTAATTTAACGATTGACTCGATTTGCTAAGTAAATCCGCCTTTAAAATCCCTTTTGATTTAATTTCTAAAAGGGCCTGTGTTCTTAGCGGAATTCCTTCTTTTTCCCACTTCCATAAGGTAATTCTAGAAACCAACATCTTTCTTGATAGCTCCTGTTTTGAGCTACAATCGTGGTAGTCCAATAAGTCTTGAAGGTTCATAGGTTAACTTAAATTATCCATAAAGTTAACTTAAGTTATCATGCTGGGATTTTATTTTCAATATAGTGTGTTAATATAAGTTAACCAGTTCACTGTGAATATTGTTATGGAATTACATGAAAGAATTGCTCAAAAAATGAAAGAAAAAAAGTTACGACAAGTAGACCTAGCCTTGGCAACGGGAAAGTCAAAAGTAGCAGTATTAAAATGGATAAATGGAGAAAATGTACCTAAAGCTGACTCGCTTAAGAAATTAGCAGATTTATTTGGTGTTTCAGATAGTTGGTTAATGCATGGAACTGAAGAAAAACTGGATAATAATGTTGTTTTAAGTGAAAAGATACCATCAGATGGCCGCCCTGTTCCGGTGATATCGTGGGTTGCAGCAGGTTCTTTCAGTCCCATTGAAACTGTTTTAAAAGATACTGAAATTGAGGAATACCTTCCCCCAAATCGCAGATGTGGAAAAAATGGATATGCATTAAAAGTTGTTGGATACTCAATGGCGCCAACTTTCTTACCTGGTGACAGAATTTATGTAAACCCAGACATACAAACATTTGATCTAAAAACTGATGATCTTGTAATTGTCGCATGTGCTGGCGACTCAGAAGCAACCTTTAAGAAATTAATAATCGAGGGAGAAGGTACAAGCAAATTTCTTGAGCCATTAAACCCTGACTGGCCTGATAAAATTATAAAGCTATCGGAAGATTGTAGGCTTGTCGGAAAAGTAGTGGGGCTTTATAGGGATATTTACTAGCAAATTCACACCAATAATAAGAAATTGTTTATAAAATTAACCCACTTTTTGTGGGTTTTTTATTATCAAAAAAATTAACTAAAATAAATTAAAAATAATTATTGACGCATTTAGTTAATTTAAGTTAACCTAATTTCACAAACACAAAAAGCCCCACATTGTGGAGCTAACTTTAAAACCTAGATGCTTTCTCTGTCCTCTACCAAAATTTCAGAGCTGCATCGCTATAACTGGTGCTTTATTATGAACCAAATCACAGATATTAGTCAACAAGACTGCATTAGCCCATACCTTCGCTCATCAAACAAAAACAAGACTCCTGAAGAGATGCTTGCCCAAATTGACGCGTGGTTGCTTGATGAGGACTTTTGTCATTATTTTTCAATTCAAATACAAGGCCAAGAGGTTTATCCATTCGGCGTGATAAATCGTCCATTCTTTCACCTTGATAAAGCAGAAATGAAGCTAGAAAGCTTAAAAAGCAAAAATCCTAAAATTTGTTACTACATAAGTTGTGGTGCTTTTGCTAAATCAATCTTGGATTTTGAAAATGGAAATGCCCCTATGTGGGAGCGAGTTTGGCTCAATCATCATGAATTTCGTTTGATCAAATTGAGTGTTGAAAAAATGGGGGAAGCTGAACTAGAAAAGCTAATCCCAAATTACAAGGACGTTTTAATTTGGCAGGAAGCACAAAACACTAGTCAAAACTGTCATTACTACTTTGCTCAATCATTTGATGATTCAGAAAATGAGATTAGCACATCGTCACAATTCTATTTCAACCTAAAAGATGCATTGATAGCTAAGTTGTATTTTGAAAAAACAATGCCTAAACGCCGCTTCAAAATTAATTCTGGAGTTATGTCTACACAAGGATTGATGGGGCTTGATGGTAGAACAAGCGAACACTTTCAAGAATTGGTTGATGCTCACAAAGAGCGCCTAGCTTCACTTAAAAATAAAGGGGAATAATCATGCGTACTAATTCACAACTTTTTCCAGAAAACCAAAATATAACTTTGGATGATCTCATAGCAGCACGTAGTGAAGCCAAGAATGATATGGGTGACATAAACGCCCTACTTTCAGCAATTGAACCAAGTCTAGTTGAGAAGCTAAAAGACCTTGATCTGGGGAAATTGGCATTTGATAAGACTCTTCGCTTAATTGAGATTGCCAAAACTCAAGCAGATTTATCTCAAGATTATCACAATGGCGAACTTGCTCAATTAACTGGTGGTCAGTACCAACTTGATGAGCTGAAAAATAATATTACACACCTTGAGGTTGTCCCAGAGAAGCAAGAAATCAACACAAATCATTTAGCTCCAGCGAATGCGGCCACCTCTAAAACACTTACAGAAGGTTTTAAGAATGACGGACGGCGTTAAGTACGCCGACCTCTCTAAAGAGGTAATTTTTGAGGCGTTCTTATTATGGCTTACAAAGATTGGGTATCGCGGAATTGTTAGACCTTGTGGGCGCATGGAGTTCTACTGCGCCACAGTAAACAAAGCTTTTCCAAGAAACGTGCACATCACGTATGACGGAAAAATGAATAAGGCAGCTACCCAGCTTTTTAAAGAATTTGAAAAACATTTGAAGGCATGATCATGAGTAATGTAATTCGCTTTAGACGAAATGGGCTTGCACATAAGATCAGCCCGCAAGATGTAAAACAAAGGCTACTCAATCCCAGTAAGGATCTTGACCTTAAAAAGGCGGATCAAATTTTAGGAGTTTTTTTCGATAACTTGTCACAAGAAGAAATCATCGAATTGGCACGAGTAGCAACTTTAGAAGCCTTGGAGGCAGATGCTCGCTATAAGAAAACCAATAATGCAACTAAACAGATTCTTCACTTGCTAGGTAGATTCTTGGATCGCCGATCTAAAGAGGAATGGAAGAAGTATAACGACTCCATGACACTAGATTCAGAAGCAGCAGCAAAGGCGCGTGCATTTGAAGAAGCTAAAGACGTATTGCCAGAAATTGCTGGAACCACATTCGCAACCGTATTTGCAAACAACAAAGAGGTGCAACCATGAATTTTAAGAGGCAAGTAACCCTAACTTATAGGCATCTTCAAGCAACAAGCCTTTTTGCTGCACAGCGTGAAGTAAGGTTCTACTTAATGGGCGTGTTGGTTAAAGATGGAATGATGGCTGCCACAAATGGTCACTGTGCCCTGATCTGTGATGCTCCAGAGGTTCAAGATATAGAGGTGATTATCCCAATTGAAATAGTTAAATCTTTTATTAAAAAGGTCGGTAATAACCCAAAAGTAAAGACTATCACTTTAAGCCAAATTGATGATGAATTTTGGTTATTGGATTACGAAAATGGGATGTTTGAATTCTTTCGTCCAATTGACGGCAAGTTTCCAGATATAAGCCGTGTTGATATTCCAAAACCGACCGAACCCCCCTAAAGAGTTTGTACAGTGGAATTTAGAATATGTGAGCAACTTCATGAAATGCTCCAAAATTCTTAATTGCCGATTCCCTCTCTTTTATCCATCTGGTGCCACTACTTCAACTTATGTGGAATTTGTGGACGGCGTACACGGCCTGTTGATGCCATTGAGAGTTTGAGGAGAAGGCTAATGTTAGATTTGAATAAGGAAAGAGAGGCTTTTGAAGCAAGCGAGTATGTAAAGACAATAATCCACAAATTTGAATGGTCTGAAGAATTTAAAAATTATCAGATTAAAGACTGTGTGATTAATGGAAATATTTTTGATCTGCTTGAAGCGAAAAATGATGAGCAATTATTAAATGGCGCTTGGTTTGGGTGGCAAGAAAAAGCCAAAGCTCAGACGGTGCCAGAGAATCACATTGTTGTACCAAGAACTAGAGAAGTTGTAGTGGCAATTGAAAAAATAGTTCAGCAGCAATGTGATGCCAGTGGAGTACAGGAACCGCTTCACAGATTGGATTGGTGGAGAATCCTGGAGGAAATTGCTGAAAAGGTTGAGGAGATTAAGTGATGAACAATGTATCTGTTTTTAACTTCAATCAAAACGAAGTCCGCACCATCGTAAAAGAGGATGGTGAAATTTGGTTTGTTCTTTCTGATGTTTGTAATGTTTTAGAGATTGGTAATGTTAGCATGGCTGCCAGTAGATTGGATGCTGAAGAAATTACCCTCAGTACTATTGAGGGTAGCCATAGGCCTACTAATTTAGTCAATGAATCTGGTCTTTATTCTTTAGTTCTAACAAGTCGTAAACCTGAAGCTAAGCAATTTAAGAAATGGGTTACTTCTGATGTATTACCAAGTATTCGTAAAAATGGTGGTTATATTGTTGGGCAAGAAGTTGATTCACCAGAATTATTGATGGCTAAAGCACTTCAAGTTGCAAACAATATTTTAGAGTCAAAAACAAAAGAGTTAGAGGCAGCAAAGTCAAAGGTTGAGTTATTAGAGCCGAAAGCGCAAGCACTTGAAACTATAGCTAATACTGATGGCACATACACTATACGCGAATGTGCAAAAACTATTAATATCGGTGAACGCAAACTAATAAGTCTATTAATTGATAAAAAATGGATTTATCGAGAAGAGCATGGACGTTTACAACCGTACTCAACAAAACGAGAGGCAGGAATATTTATCAATCGCCCATCACCAGTAATCATAAATAAAAATACTGGTGAGGAGAAAGTTCATTTACATATGCGAATTACAGCTTATGGGTTAACAAAAATTACTGAGTTGGTGAATAGCTGTAAACATAACGGAGGGTTTGCAGCATGACAGAGGTTAAATTTGTTTCTATGCCTGCATCCGAATTGGCTCAGGTCATCGAAAAGGCATGTGAGAATGCAGTAACTAAAGTTTTAGCAGCCCAAGGCGATGAGCTGCTTAACATTACGCAATTATGTGAACGTATACCGGGCTTATCCTACCATTCATTTAAGAAGCTAGCCAAAGAGCATAGGCTCAAAGATATTAAAGGCCGTTATTCGCTTACGGCTGTGAAAGCCGCGCTGCAATCTCACTAG